TACCCTCAGAGTTTGACCCTGATTCCCTGTTCAGTGATCCAGGGCTGGGCGGTGAAATGGGCGGCCCTATGCCAATGCCAAGGGGTGTTTCTCCCCCTAAAATGATGGGTCCGGCTCCTAGAATAATTTCTGATCCAATTATGCCTAGGCCTGGAAAAATGATGCCTCAACCGGCTCCAGTTAATCCATTCGATAATCCTTTGTTTAGTGATCCAGGGCTTGGAGGCGAGGGTGGTGGCAGAAATGTTCCTATGCCTATGCCTATGCCAGCACCTATGCCAAAGATTATGCCTATTACAATGCCAGCTCCATTGCCAAAATTTGTACCAATGCCAGCGCCTATGCCTATGCCTGGTCCATTGCCTAGAGTTATTTCTGATCCGGTTATGCCACGCCCAGTCAAAAAGGGTATAGGATCTATTGGAAGGCCTCTAAACATTAAAATGAACCGTAGATAAGGTGATACAATTTACATACGATATTAAGGAGAAATTATGCCAAACGTAAATGGAAAGAAATTCCCGTACACAAGCGCGGGTAAAAGTGCTGCAAAGAAAGCCATGGGAATGATGGGCGGAGGAATGCCTATGAAACCAACAATGATGAAAAATGGTGGACCTTTGATACCAGACACAGCTGCTAAGATGAAAAATGGTGGCAAAGCCAAAAAAATGAAAGACGGTGGCGCAGCTATGAAGCCAATGGGAAATTGCGGATTATTCGGACGTAAATAAAAATGGCCGTATCTGGATCTAAAGATTTTGAGCTAGACGTTGCAGACTACGTTGAAGAAGCTTTTGAGCGTTGTGGCCTTGAGTTAAGAACTGGGTACGATCTTAAAAGTGCTACACGATCACTAAATCTTATGTTAGCCGAATGGTCTAACAGGGGTTTAAATCAATGGACGGTTACAGAAAAAACTGTTGCCATGATTGCTGGTACAGGTACATATAATGTTGATAGTGTTAATGCTACAGCGCCAATTGATATCTTAGATATATTCGTTAGAGAAACAACAAATAATACAACTGTAGATCTGCCATTAAATAGAATGAGCCGAGCTGAATACAGTCACCTGGCTACTAAATCTACTACCGGAAAGCCAAATCAAGTTTTTGTAGACAAGCAAACCACCCCAACAATCACAGTTTGGCCTGTACCTGATAAATCAAGTATTTACACGGTCCATATGAATGTATTAATTAGAATGGATGATGCTGACGTGGGCGCAAACACATTAGATTTACCGTTTCGGTTTTATCCATGCCTTGCAGCTGGCCTTGCTTATTATATGAGTCTTAAAAAAGCGCCAGAAAAAACTATGTTGTTAAAGCAGCTGTACGAAGAAGAATTTGATCGTGCAAAATCACAAGACGAAGACCGAACAAGCTTTAGAGTAGCTCCAAGGCTTACCGGTTATAACTCGCCTTAGTTATGGCAAGGGCTACTGGAAAAGAAGCTTACGGAATATGTGATATTACAGGATTTCGATACAAGCTTAGAGAAATGAAAAAGACCTGGGATGGTCTTTTAGTTGGTGCAGATCAATGGTCACCAAAACACCCCCAGTTAGATAGAAAAAGTTTTAAACCAGACTCTCAAGCTTTAAAAAATGCTAGACCAGATACCTCCGATGACAATACAAAGTTTTTGGTGTACACAAATGTGCAAGATGGTATACTTGGGGCAGTATTAGAGACATACGAAATTTCTTGTAATGTCGGAGAGGTAACCATACAAATAACATGAGCTTTACATTAGCCACATTAAAAACAGCCGTTCAGGATTATACAGAGTCTTCTGAGACTACTTTTACATCAAACCTGGACACGTTCATAAAACAAGCAGAAGACCGCATATTTGACAACGTGCAGCTTGCTTCACAGCGCAAAAACGTACAAGGAGCTGCTACAGCTTCAAACAGGTTTTTAGCAACGCCCACAGATTTTTACGCTCCATTTAGTGTTGCTGTAATATCTAACAACAAATATCATTATCTTGACTACAAGCACCCTAGCTTTATTAAAGAATTTAGCCCTACAACAACAGTAACGGCTCTTCCTAAATACTACAGCTTGTTAGATGACACGGCTTTCGAATTAAGCCCAATACCAGACCAAAATTATACTGTTGAGATACATTATCTGCACAAGCCGGCAAGTTTAACTTCTGGAGCAGACTCTGGAACATCTATATTATCAACAGATTATCCAGAAGCTCTTTTATACGGCACTTTGGTCGAAGCTGCTATATTTCTAAAAGAAGCACCAGACGTTATAGGTAACGCTGAAAGTAGGTTTAAAGAAGCACTAGCAAGAATGAAAAATTTAAGCGAAGGCAGAAAGCAACGCGACGAATATAGGTACGATTCCCTTCGACAAGGCGTCTCGTAATGGAGACTATAAAATCACTTGAGGGCGCTCATGTCGCTCTTATCGGGCTAGGCACGTCCCAAATTGACTACGTTATTGGAAAAGAAAACTCTGTTGAATGGGATGAAACTTGGGGGTGTGGTAGCGCAGCTGCGGTATTCAATTTAGATCGTCTTTTTATGATGGACCCAGCTAGTCGGTTTTTAGATACTGAGGATGCCGGCAAGCAAACCGAAATAATGCGCAAAATATTGCCAGAACTACAAATTCCAATTTATTCATGTGAGCTAGATGATCGTGTGCCAGGGATTGTTGAGTATCCGGTTGACGAGATAGTAGCAGCTACAAGATGCGCGTATATGAACAACACGGTTGCATACGCAGTAGCGTTTGCCTATTGGAGCAACGTAAAACAAATAGATTTGTTTGGAATAGATTTTAGTTACAAGGGTCACTTACATTTTGCAGAAGCGGGCCGCGCTTGTGTAGAATTTTGGTTATCAAAGTGCATTGAAAAAGGCATAAAAGTAGGGGTAAGCCCTAGGTCAAGTCTATTAGATTCTGACGTACCTATTGAAGAAAGACTTTATGGTTATCATAGACTAGAAGATCCGAAGGTTGCTGTACCTCATGATGACGAATGGTTTGTGTGTAACAAATCAGAAATGGATAAATTAATTGAAGCCGGAAAAACCACAATACAAACAATACCAAGGCCACCAGAGCCATTTAAAGGATGACAGACGCATTTATAAAACTAGGTAAAGTAGGTGTTCATACCACGCAAAATAAAGGGCATGATCCAGAATTTTGGGCTGCGCAAGTAACTAACAAAATTTGTGGTATATCAGAACACGCACCAGAGCACGTTAGACAACAAGCTTTAGCTTTCAAGCAGACAGTGTATGATATAGTGTTAAGAGGGATCCGCAGTGGAATCGCTTCAGATCGAACAACTGTGGTAAACTTATTAAGAGGCCAGGGTCACGGTGACATGGCTGACATTATTAAGGAGTTATAACATGGCAATTACATCTGCTATATGCAACAGCTTCAAGCAACAACTGCTTGTAGAAGGGCATAATCTTACGAACGGTAGTGACAGTATTAAGCTGGCACTTTATACATCTTCAGCAACGCTTGGCGCCGGAACCACAGTTTTTGTGACAACAGGCCAAAGCTCTGGAACAAATTACGCTAGTGGTGGGTCAGCATTAACTAATGTTACGCCGGCATTGGCTGGTAGCGTAGCTGTATGTGATTTCTCAGATCTTACATTCGGAACGGCTACAGTTACTGCTAGAGGTTGTCTTCTATACAACACTACTAATGGTAACAAAGCGATTGCTGCTATTGATTTTGGTGGCGATAAAACGAGTACGGCTGGCGATTTTACAGTGGTATTTCCAAGTGCCTCTAGTAGCGCAGCTATTATTCGATTGGCTTAAACAAGTTAAGGGTGTCTGGTTATGCCGTTAACTGTATTTAATTTTAAGGCTGGTATAAACAAAGAAGAAACCGACTATTCTAATGAAAATGGGTGGGTTGATGGTAACTTTATACGCTTCAGAAAAGGTAGGCCAGAAAAAATTGGAGGTTGGGAAAGGCTAACTTCAAGCACTTTTTTTGGTTCTGCAAGAGCCTTACACTCATGGATATCTTTAGGCGGATCGCGATACCTAGGAATAGGCACAACACAAAAATATTATGTTGAAGAGGGCCAGGCTTATAATGACATAACTCCCATTAGAGCTACTACAACCAATGGTATTACTTTTTCAGCAACAAACGGCTCCTCTACTATCACAGCTACTGACTCTTCACATGGCGCAGTTACAGGCGATTTTTTAACTATTGCCGGTGCCGTTTCTTTAGGTGGATTGGTAACCGCAGCAGTCTTAAATCAAGAATACCAAATCCTTTTAGTCACTGGCGCAAACACTTTCACAATTACAGCCAAAGACACATCTGGCAACATCGTTACAGCAAATTCCTCTGACAATAGTAACGGTGGTTCTGGTGTGGATGGCGTATACCAGATTAATTCGGGCCTTGACGTGTATGTGCCCTCTACTGGTTTTGGTGTAAACGCATGGGGAGCTGGTACATATGGGTCAACCAGCGCGATTACTGCAACAGGACAATTAAGGTTATGGACCCACGATAATTTCGGAGAGAATCTAATCATAAACCCGCGTGGCGGTGGTCTTTATAGATGGGTAGAAAACAATGGTCTGTCCGTTAGAGCTTTAGAGCTTAACGGGATTTCGGGTGCCAACTTAGTCCCAACAGTAGCGTTGCAAGTTATTACTTCAGAAACAGACAGACATTTAATTGTGTTGGGCGCAGACCCTATATCCAGTGGCAGCAGAACTGGGGTAATTGATCCCATGTTGGTTGCATTTTCAGAAACAGAAAATGAATTACAGTTTGAGCCTTTAGCAACTAACAGTGCTGGTTCGGTGCGTTTATCTTCAGGT